TGCCTCAGGTCGAGCGGCGCATCACTGAGCTCGAACGGCAGCTCAATGACCAACAGGAGCGCGCCCGGCGGATCGCCGCGGAGGCCCGCGCCAACGAGCAATCGGTGCGCGCCGGCGAGATTGCCCGCGACACCAACCCCGGCGCGCGCGAGATCGAGCGGCTGCGGACGCAGGAAGGCGTGCTCCGCGCCGCACTCGCCGATCCGCTGGTCCGTTCAAAGCTCGCCGATGTCGCGGAGGTCGAGGCCGCCTACCGGCGTGTCATCGCCGAACTTGCCCGCTACCGACCCTCGGTGGATGCGGCGACGCAGGCCGTGGTGGAACAGACATCCGCCACGGAAGTCTCGATCCGCGCGACGTTTTCGCTGGCCGAGGCCTATCTCGAAAGCGCTGAGGCCGCCGCGCGCGCGGAAGCACGCCGGCAAGGGCTCGTCGATCAGGCCCGTGAGGGCGTCAACGCAGAAACCCGCGCGCGGCAGGCCTTGCGGGAGCGGATCGCCGAACAGGCGGTCGAAGCCGCCCGGCAGGTGTCGGAACTCGGCCGGCAGATCGACGGCCAGCGCCGTCTCAACGAGGCGATTTCCTCGGGCGCGCTCTCGTCCCAGCGCGCCCAACAGATGATGCAGGTCGAGCAGGCGCTGCGCCCGCTGATCACCGCGCAGACGCTCGCGGAGGGAGAGGCCAAGGAGAAGCTCGGCCGCATCATCGACCGCACGCGCGAAGCCTATGAACAGCTTCACCGCGAGCAGAACCGCACAGACCTTCTTCAAGGCATCGAACGACGCCGCGACGAGATCGCGCTGCGTGAGCGGGAACTGTCGCTGGTCCGGCGCGGCCCGGCCGCGCGCCGCGAGGGCGTCGACCAGCTGCGCTTCGAGCAGGAGCTGAAGCGGCTCGGCATCGATCCGAACGATCCCGAGGCCAGCTATTCCCGCGAGCAGATCAGGCGGCTCAACCAGCTGGGGCGGCAGACAACGGGTCGCGAGGCGGCCTTCGACACCGAGCAGCAGAATACCGGCCTTGCCCGCGAGGTCGAGCTTCTGAAGCAGGGAGCCTCGGCCCGCTCGGAAGCGATCGCCATGATCCGCGCCGAGCAGCAGTTGCGCCGCCAGGGGATCGATCCGGCGGGAGCCGAGGGACAGGCCGCGCTTGCCGCAGCGAGGCGCCAGTTCGCGCTTGAGCGCCAGGCGGAAGCGCAAGTCGCCTTGCAGGATCAGCGCGCCGAGATCGCCCTGATCGAAACCCAGATCGGCCTGATCGGCGCGTCCGCGCAGCAGCGCGAGACGGTGCTGGCCACCATCCGGGCCGAACAGGATTTGCGGCGGCGCGGCATCGATCTCGCCAGCGAGGAAGGCCGCGCCATCGTCGCCAACGCCGTCCGGGTGCAGCAGCTCACGACGGAACTGCAGCGGCAGGAAGCGACGCAGCGGGCCTTGCAGGGTGCGATCGGCAACGCGCTCGACCGCTTCGGAACGCTGCTGGCGCAGGGCAAGACCGACTGGAAATCGTGGGCGGATGCCGGGCAGGCGGCGATCAACGACATCATGAACGAGCTGATCAAGCTCGCGGTGATGAACCCGCTCAAGAACTTCCTGTTCGGCGGCAACGCGCCGACGCTGGCGACCGGCGGCGGCATCTTCGGAGAACTCGGCAAGATCTTCGCCGGGCTGTTCCATGAGGGCGGGCTGGTCGGCCAAGATTCGATGAGGTCTGGCGGGCCGGGCCGCAACGTGCCGGCTCTTCTGTTCGCGGGTGCGCCGCGCCTTCATGGCGGCGGCTACATCCGGCCTGGGGAGGTCCCGGCCATCCTGCAAACCGGCGAGCGGGTGCTGAACCGCAAGGAAACCGCCGCCTACGACCAGCGGGGCGAGCTGGCCATGCCGATGATGGTAACCTTCAACATCACGACGCCGGATGCGGGCTCGTTCCGCCGTGCGCAGGGCCAGATCACCGCCGAGATGGCCTCGGCGCTTGAACGAGCGAGGCGGAACCTGTGAGCTTCCATGACGTCTCCTTTCCGGACGCCATCGCGCGCGGTGCGACCGGCGGCCCGGAATACTCGACCGACGTGGTGATGGTCGCGTCGGGCTTCGAGCAGCGCAACCAGAACTGGTCGGCCTCGCGCGCCCGCTACGACATCTCGACCGGCATCCGCACCCGCGAGCAGATGGCCGAGGTGATCGCCTTCTTCCGCGCCCGCAAGGGCCGCGCCTTCGGCTTCCGCTTCCGGGATTGGGGCGACTTCGAAGCCACCGACCAGCAATGCCAGGCGGTGAGCACGACGGTGTTCCAGCTGGTCAAGCGCTATCCGTCCGGGCCTGTGGTGGAGATCCGCACCATCACCCGTCCGGTCGTCGGTTCGGTGGTGGTGCGCGTCAACGGGAACGTCGTGACGCCGATCATCGATCACGCGACAGGGCGGCTCACCTTCGGCGCGGCTCCGGCGGCAACGCCGGTCGCGACCTTCCGCTTCGACGTGCCGGTGCGCTTCGACACCGACCAACTTCAGGTGATCAGCCGCGCCTACAACCTGCAGAATGTCCAGTCGATCCCGCTGGTCGAGATCAGGGCGTGAACGGGGCTGGGGCGATAACCGGATTTGGTGCGCAGGGAAATTCAGGTCAACGCTGGAGGCTACGTCTTGATTTTAGAGCGGAGCATGCGACGTGGACGCTATTGTTCAGGTTGGTATCGCTTTCAGCGAATGGGTGCAAAGTAAGTTGTGCAGGACCCGAGGGAGGTTATCGTAGGCCCCGGTGGAACGGAGTTATGCGATGGGGAAGCAGCAATGCAGGTTGCCGCGCTGAAGAATTGCTGCGGCTGTGGAGCCCCCCTGACCGCTCAAAGCGACTCCGCCGCTCATGTCTTCCCTAACGCGCTCGGGGGCCGCCTAAAACCAAAAGGCATCATTTGCCGGCACTGCAACACGGCCCTCGACCGCGCCGCCGACAACGCGCTGGTTAAAGCGTTTGGCGACTGGCCAACTCTGTTGAACCTACCGCGGGACGAAGGCGGGCATCCGCCCAAGCTCGTTGACACACGCGATGGGCGACGCGTGCGGATCGAGGCAGATGGGAACATCACCTCGGTCCAAGTTACTTTCGAGGCAGCGGAGATTGAGAACGGACACCAAGTCACTATCGCCGCCGGCAATATGCAAACCTTCCGACAGCTGCTGAAACGAGCGAAGAAGCAGTTTCCACAGCTCGATATCCATGCAGCGGAGCAAGCTGCGCGGGTTGTGGGGGTCGCCGATGACGACATGCTAAAGCTCGGCTTCGACTTTAGCCCGCAAGCGGTGTTCGGTGGCGTGGTGACCGCAATCTGGCTCTACCTGATCCACACCACCGGCCGTGCATTTATGGACTGGAACAGGCTGCTGAAATGCATCGGCGAGATGCAGACGCACGGCGGCACATTCCGTTATCTGGTCGATGGGCTACCAGGTCTAATCGGCCCCGATATTCCGCTCGGCCACAAGATCATCGTCCGTTCAGTTCCCCATTCGGGTGAGATGATCGCCTATGTCGAGGTTATGGGAATCCTGCGGGTCGGCGGTCTCTTCGCAAGCGCTGGAGGGCCAAGCGAACTTATCGAGCATGTTTACGCATACGATCTTGTCCAGCAGCGCGACCGGAGCGCGGAGTTCTGGATCAATCCGGACGAGTTCGAGCGGCAGGACTGGAGAGCGGCGGGGCGCGGGCCAACCGATGCCAAGGCGCTTCGGGATCACTTCGCGAACGCCTTGCAAGTCTTCGTTGACCACTACCGGCAGCGATTCATTTTGAAGCCGGATTCGGACGCACCACCCGTCACTAATTGAGTTTGCCTAAGCGTAGCTGGAAATTCCTGCCTCTCGGACGCCATCTAACCAACGATGCCGTATGCCTGAATGCGCCGAGCATCCGCTTCGGAGCACGTACAGGTCAAGCTTGCCGACTGACATGGGCGCGGTCCCATCTCGCTGATCCTGGCGACCAATCAACAGGCGCCTACGATCAAAAGCTCGAAAGACTCTCTCACCCATGAAACCCACCACCCCCGCGCTCGCCGCGCATCTCGCCGGCGAGGTGACGACGCTTGCGACCTGCTGGCGGCTCGAACGGGCCGATGGCTGGGTTCGCGGCTTCACCGACCACGACCGCGAGCTCGTGGTCGATGGACTGACCTATGTCGCGTCGACCGGCTTCCTGCCTTCCGCAATCAAGACCGCCTCGGATCTCTCCGTCGACAATCTCGATGTCGACGGCTTTCTCGACGATGCGGCGCTGCGGGCCGAAGACCTGATCGCCGGGCTGTTCGACGGCGCGCGGATCGAGGTCTTCATCGTCAACTGGGCGGACCTTGGCCAGGGACGGCTCCTGCTGCGCAAGGGCTTCCTCGGCGAGATCAAGCGCGCCGATCAGCGCTTCTCCGCCGAGATCAGGGGATTGTCGAACCGGCTGCAACAGACCGCGGGCAAGCTCTACTCGCGCCTGTGCCGCGTCGATCTCGGATCGACCGAATGCGGCGTCGCGCTCGGCCCGCGCACCGACACCTACGCGGTCACGCAGGTGATCGCCGCCGACACGGTGCGGATCGTCACCGCCCGGGCGACCGGCTTTTTCACCTTCGGCAAGGCGACCTTCACGACCGGCTCCAATGCGGGCGCGGTCAACGAAGTGCTGCTGCATGACGGCCAGACCATCCGGCTGTTCGTGCCGATGCCGCGCCCTATCGTGGTCGGCGACCAGATCGTGCTCGTCGCCGGTTGCGACAAGACGCCCGAGACCTGCAACGCCAAGTTCGCCAACATCCTGAACTTCCGGGGCGAGCCGCACATTCCGGGGAACGACAAGGTGTTCTCCTATCCGGTGCGAGCCTGAACACTGGTCGCAACTCCGGACGGCAAACCGGTTCCCACTTTGCCTGGAGTTGCTCCATGACCACCTTCACGCGTGCCGCCCTCATCGCCGAGGCGCGGACGTGGCTCGGCACGCCCTGGCATCACCAGGCGGCGGTGAAGGGCGCGGGCTGCGACTGCATCGGATTCGTGCGCGGCGCGGCCGAGCCGTTCATTGGCGTGATCACCCAGCCGATGAACTACGCCGCGACCTGGCCGCTTTACCGAGCGGAAGAGCGCCTGCGCGACGAGATGGCGGCGCATGCCACCGAGATCGACATCGCCGATGCCTTGCCCGGCGACATCCTGCTGTTCGGCGTCGGCAAAGGTCCGGCGCACCATTGCGGGTTCCTCAGTGAGGATAACCGCCTGCTGCATTGCTACCGGGAGGCCGGAGCCGTTGTCGAACAGGACCTGACCGGGTTCTGGATCGAGAAGACGCGCGCCGCCTTCCGCCTGCCGGGCATCACCTGATGGCGCGCATCGTCCTGACCGTCGCGGGCAATGTCATCGGCAACCTGCTGCTACCCGGCCTTGGCGCTGCCATTGGCGGGGCGATCGGCGCCTATGTGGGCGGCATGGTTGACAGCCAGCTGTTCGGCGATGGCGCGCGCAACAATGTCGTCACCGGTCCGCGCCTGCAGGATCTGAGGGTGCAGTCATCGGGCTACGGCTCGGTGATCCCGCGCGTCTATGGCAAGGCGCGGCTGTCGGGCAACGTGATCTGGATGCGCGGCTTTGACGAGGAGACTCGCACCCAGACGCAGACGGTCGGCGGCGGTGGCAAGGGCGGCGGTGGCGGCGGCCGGCAGACCACCACGACCGTGACTTACGTCTATTTCTGCGATGTCGCGGTGGCGCTCTGCGAAGGGCCGATCACCGGCATCGGCAAGATGTTCGCCGACGGCAACGCCATCGGCTCCGAGCACTATGCGGCGCGGCGCGTCTATCTCGGCGACGCCACCCAATCGGCGGACCCGCTGATCGCGGCGACCGAAGGCCTCGCGCCCGCCTATCGCGGCCTTGCCTATGTGGTGCTGGAACGCTTCGCGATCACGCCGTTCGGCAATCGCCTGCCCAACTTCTCGTTCGAACTCAACGCCTGAAGGTCCGATCCGTGGCGCAACTCGTCCTGACCGTTGCCGGCGCCTGGGCGGGCAACGCCATCGGCGGCGGGCTGGGCCAGGCGGCGGGCGCGATGCTGGGGTCCTATCTCGGCGCGGCGATCGAGCAGGACCTGTTCGGCCCCGGCCCCGCGGCCGTCAACAGGAGCGACGGCGCGCGCGTCACCGACCTGCAGGTCTCGGGTTCCGCCTATGGCCAGCCGATCCCGAGGGTCTGGGGACGCGGACGGATCGCCGCCAACATCGTCTGGGTGCGCGGCATCAAGGAAACCGCGATCACCGAAACCGAGACCACGGGTGGCGGCGGCAAGGGTGGCGGCGGTGGCAATCGCCAGACCACGGTTCGCACGCGCTACGAATATTCGGCCGACATCCTGCTCGGCGTCTGCGAAGGCCCGGTGACGGCGGTCTACCGGATCTGGGTCAACAACACGATGCTGGACCCTGAGCATGTCGGCGCGATCCGGGTCCAATACGGCGAGGAAGGCCAAGTGGCCGATCCGCTGGTGGCGGCGGTCGAGGGCGCTGGCCGGACGCCAGCCCATCGCGGCCTCGTCACGGTCATGCTGGAGGATTTCAAGCTCACGCCGTTCGGCAACCGCTTTCCGAATTTCGAGGTCGAGGTATATCGGGGCTCGGACGATCCCGGCAATGCGCGCCACTTGGTCGAGGGCGTCTGCCTGATCCCGGCCTCGGGCGAGTTTGTCACCGACACCGAGATCGTGCGCAAGGTCGGTCACGGCTCGGCGACGTCGCAGGCGGCGATCAACGCCAACACCGGCACGAAGCGCTCGGACTTCCTCGTCTCGATCGACAACCTGAAGCGCGAACTGCCGAACGTCGAATGGATCAACTTCGTCTACGCTTGGTTCGGCACGTCCATTGATGTGGCTAGCTGCGATCTCGTGCCCAAATGCGAGTACTCACTGGCGCAATCCGGCGCGTTCGGGGCCGAGACCGCGCCGCATCTCTGGTCGGTCGCCGGTGGCGGGCGCTCCATATGGCCGGTCGTCACCTCCTACACGCTCCCGAATGGACAATCGGCCCTGTCCTATGGCGGCACGATCAGCGACGGCTCGGTCATCCGGGCGGTTCAGGAACTGAAAGCGCGGGGCTACAAGGTCCTCTTCTATCCCTTCATCATGATGGACATTCCGCCGCCCGATCCGGCGCCGTTCCCCTGGCGCGGCAGGATCACCGGCGCTGCGGCGGATGTGGCCGGGTTCTTCACCCGTCCTGCGGGCTATCTCCGCTTCATCCGCCACTGCATGACATTGTGCGAGCAGGCCGGCGGTGTCGACGCCTTCGCGGTCGGTTCGGAAATGGTGGGTCTGAACCGCATCCGCGACGGAAGCGGAGCCTATCCCGCCGTGCCGTTCTGGCGACAGATCGCGGCGGAGGCCAAGACCCGACTTGGTACGACCTGCACCGTGACCTACGCCGCCGACTGGTCGGAATACCGCTACCATGATCGCGGTGGCGCCAACGTCGATTTCCCGCTCGACGCCCTCTGGGCCGACAGCAACATCGATGCGGTCGGCATCGACGCCTACTTCCCCGTAACCGACACCGACCGTTCGCTCACCGACCCGGCGACGATCGGCGCGGGCTGGGGTTCCGGCGAACTGATCAGCTACTTCTATGCGAGCGAGGCCGACCGGGATCTGCCCGGGCGCGGCGCCAACCGCGTCCGGTCGCCGATCAGCGAGCCGTTCTGGGCCATCAAGGACCTGCGCTGGTGGTGGGACAACAGCCACACGCCGCGCGTGGCAGGCGTTCCGACGGGACCGACGACCGCCTGGACGCCGAAGATGAAGCCGATCTGGCTCACCGAGTTCGGCTTTCCGTCGGTGCACTGCTCGCCGAACCGGCCGAACGTCTTCGTCGACCCGAAGTCGGCGGAAAGCTTCTACCCCTGGTACTCGAACCGATCCGTGGACCGCGTGGTCCAGCGCGTCGCGATCAAGGGCACCGAGGATTGGTGGCGGGAGCCTGCGAACAATCCGCTCGACGGCCAGGGGCGGCGGATGATCGGGCCGCGCTTCCTCTGGTGCTGGGACGCGCGGCCTTACCCGTTCTTCCCGTCGCTGAAACGGGTCTGGCAGGACGGCGACAATTACCGCCTCGGCCATTGGGTTCAGGGAAAGATCGGCAATATGCAGCTCTCCGAGATCGTGCGCGATCTGTGCCTTCGCGCCGGGCTTTCCAATGCCGATATCGATGTGACGAGCCTCAATGACGAGGTGTCCGGCTACGTGGTGTCAGAGCGCAAGTCGCTGCGCGAGATGATCTCGGTCCTGCAGACCGCGTTCTTCTTCGATGCGGTGGAAAGCGGCGGCGTGCTGCGCTTCGTCAAGCGCGGCGGCGGCACCATCGTCGCCATCGACGCCAATGATCTCGGCGCTGCGGAAGGCGATGGCGACCGGGCGCGCATCCGCATCGAGCGTGCGCAGGATGTCGAACTGCCGATCTCGATCGATGTGGTGCATCTCGACGAGGCCCGCGACTATCAGAGCTCGACCGTCACGGGTCGCCGCCAACTCGGCACCTCGCGCAGCGTGACCACGTTCTCGCTGCCGCTCATTCTCTCGGTCGAGGAAGCCCAGACCATCGCCCAGCGCGCGCTCCGGGAAATCTGGCAGGGTCGCGTCACGCTGGAGGCCAAGCTGCCGACGCGCGCGATCCGCATCGATCCGACCGACGTGATCGAAGTGCTGGTCGATGGCGCGATCCGCCGCTTCCGGGTCACCTCCGTCACCTATGGCAAGCCGGGGCTCGTGCTGGTGCGCGGCGTCGCCACCGACGGCGACCTGCCTCAGTTCGTCACCGTGCCGACCGGATCGGGCGATTTGCAGCCGAACGTTCCAGACACGGCCTCGCCATCGCGGATCGAGCTCATGGACCTGCCGCTTCTGTCGGAAGCTGATGCAGGCGAAGCGACCTCGTTCTATATGGCCGCGTGCTCGCTCGGCGGCGCGCCGTTCCGGGGCGTCTCGCTGTTCCGGCCGACTGCGGACGGGCTGGATTACACCGTCTCCGGAGTCGCCGACGTCGCCTCGGTGATCGGCGACACGCTGACTGCGCTGGCGCCGGGGCCGGCACATGTCTGGGACAATGGCAATTCGGTCGAGGTGCAACTCGCCTTTGGGGCGCTCGAAAGCCTGCCCGATGCCCGTATCCTCGATGGAGCCAATGGCGCGCTGATCAACGGCGAGATCGTCCAGTTCGCCAACGCGGTGCTGATCGGGCCAGGCCGCTACCGGCTCTCGCGCCTGCTGCGCGGGCGGCTCGGGACAGAGCACAGGATCGCGACGCACGCCATCGGCTCGCGCTTCGTGCTGCTCGATCCCGGCCGGCTTGAGCGGCCGACCTTCTCGGCCTCCAGCATCGGCCTCGCCATCGCCTGGCGGTTCGCGCCGGCGCCGCAGGGGCCGACCGGGGACCAGTCCGGGCAGATCAGCTTCGCGAATGGCGGCGAGGCCCTGAAGCCATGGTCACCCGCGCATGTGCGGGGCACGCGCAATGGCGCGGGCGATCTGTCGATCAGCTGGGTGCGCCGCACCCGCTATGGCGGCTGGTGGCGAGATCTGACGGACGTTCCCCTCAATGAAGAGACCGAGCGCTACGAGGTCGATGTGATGAACGGCGCGAACGTCGTACGCACGCTTCCCGCATCCGCGCCTGCCGCGATCTACACCGCCGCCCAGCAGGTCGCCGATTTCGGATCGGCGCAGGCGAGCGTCACTGTCCGCGTCGTCCAGCTCTCGACCGCGATCGGGCGCGGCACGCCAGCCGTGGCGATGCTCTGACCCCGATCACCTGACGCCGAACACCCGATCCCGAAACCCGACCAAGGCGCTCTGACCGAGCCGCCTTGAAGGAGCCGTCATGACCACACCGAACCTTGGCCTTCCCTTCATCCTGCAGGGGCAGGCGCAGAAGGAGGTCACGCATAACGAGGCGCTGATCCGGCTCGATGCGCTCGTGCAGGGCAGCGTGCGCAGCCGGACGCTGGCAACCCCGCCCGGCTCGCCCGTCAACGGCGAGCGCTGGATCGTGCCCTCCGGCGCGACCGGCGTATGGGCTGGG